AGCCGAATTTGTGACAAGATACAATCTATTTTGCAAGGCTATGACGGCTATGAAATTCTAAGAGTTGACGACGTGAGCGGTCAAACGGACGTCCCGCTTTCAACAAGATGTGCAAAGGCTAATTCGTGGGGTGCAACAATCTACTTGTCGGTACACCACAACGCGGGAGTAAACGGCGGCGCAGGCGGTGGAATTGAAGTTTATATTTATTTAAATACTAACGATTCTACAACCATTAGCGCTCAAAACGATTTATACGATTGTCTTGTGCGACATACTGGATTGTCGGGCAATCGTTCGTCGCCAAAGAGAAAAGCGGATTTTGCAGTGCTTAGAGAGACTTCAATGGTTGCCGTGCTTGCTGAATGCGGCTTTATGGACAGCACCACAGACACGCCAATTATCTTGACTGATACTTTCGCACAACAAGTCGCTGAAGCTTACGTTGAATTTATTGCGTCATGGGGGGCGTTAACAAAAAAGTATGTTGAACCCGTTTATGTTGCACCAGTCGTCGAACCAGTTCCCGTTGCACCAGTAGTCGAAGCAAAACAAATGTACCGTATTCGGCTTTCGTGGGGTGATATAAAATCACAAATCGGCGCTTATTCAAATATTGACAGCGCAAAACATTTGGTAGACCAATACAATCAATACAAGGTTTTTGATAATGATGGTAATGTGATTTATGAGGTTGTTGCAGTTGCCGCAGAACCTACACCCGAACCCGTCGCAGAACCGACACCAATTGTTGCTGAACCTACAACAGTTATCGAACCAACACCAATTGTCGAACCGATAGTGGAAGCACCGATTGTCGAGGTTGAGCCAATAACAGAGCCGACAGCGCCCGAAGAATTGCCACAGGACAAGCCGACGGAAACGGTCAACGAAGTTATCGAACAACCCGCGGAAGTGCCACAGAGCGAAGCAGAGGACACCGAGGTAATAACAGAACCAATAACGCTCAAATCATTTTTGGGCGCGTTGTTGGCACTGATTAAGATAATTATAAAATCAATTAGGGGGAAAAAGTAAAATGGATAAATCAGTAATCATAAGATTGGTTGTTATGCTTGTAACAATCGCAAATGTGGTGTTGTCGCTATTCGGCTGCAACCCGCTACCATTTTCCGAAGCAGAAACATACGCGATATTGTCGGCGGGTGCTATGGCGGGCGCGACTATATGGGCGGCATGGAAAAACAATTCCGTTACCAAGGCGGCAAAGTTGGGTGACAAAATCGTGTTAGCGCTTAAAAATGGCGAAGTCACGCTTGAAGAAATAAATAAATTAATTGATAACATAACGCATGAAAAAGCAAAAGAATAACATATAACTTTTAAAAGCCCTACCGTTTTGGTGGGGCTTTTTTTGTTGCCTAAAAATAAATTAAAAAACTTTCTTAAAAACGCTTGACATATAGCGCATTGTGCTATATACTACAGTTACAGTAAGAACAGGAACGAAAGGGGACTACGCCATGACAAAAAGACAAAAAAATTTAGGTGTTACAACATTTGGATATGAGCAAGGAATTAAGCAAGGCGAATTTCTTTCAAACTTTGAAGCCTTTAAAGCAAAAGCGGCTACCATTCGTAAAGGTCAATATTATGGAATAGATATTATAAAATCATGGTTTCCCGAATATGCAGAGTATCAAGCTTGTGCTTATACAAAATTAGAACAAGCACAACCGTTCTTTTTTGGACTTACAGCAAGGTTACCCGATTATTTTAATTATAGCAATACCAATGGACTTGATGTTTTAACGGTTAGATAAAAATTTGGTTGGATGCTATCCACAAAACTGCCCGAAAGGATTATCATGGATAAGGTAAAAGAACAGGTAGCTACAGCTATGAAGCACCTTGGAGTAAAGGGAACGGTTACAGTAACCCATATTAGTTTTAGCAATTACCGTATCACGCTGAATGATTCTTATTTCGGAATTTTCGACATAAACCGTAATACATTTGTTGATTAGAAATGACGTTATTATATGAATTAACCTAGACGAAAAACGCTACATGAAATTAATAAATCAGCCGAGGGCGGCGGCAATCCCGCCCAAATGAAAGGAAGTATATTCATGAACAAGCCAAGAAGAAAAGAATTACAAAGCATTTTAGACCAATTGCAAGAACTGCAAGGCGCATTAGAAGCGATAAAGGATGACGAAGAAGAATATCGCGACAATATGCCCGAAAATTTGCAAGGTTCAGAACGTTACGAGAAAGCCGACGAAGCATGCAGCAATCTTGATGAAGCCATAAGCAACGTTGAAACCGCAGTTGAATATATAGAAGTTGCAACTGAATAAATAGGCTTGCTTTACATAGCACATATGGCGTATAATAATAGATATTTTAAAAAGAACATTCGCATTAAAGGTAGAATAATATGAACGATTTACAGCAAGCGCGCAAAGACGCAAATTTGACGCAACAAGCAATGTCTAATTTATTAGAAATTCCACTTAGAACAATAGTAAGTTGGGAAAGCGAAAGCAAAAGCGGTCGAGAATGTCCCGCGTGGGCTAAAAAACTGATTATTGAAAAATTAAAATCTATCACAAAATAATTTTAGCCGCCTTAATCGGGCGGCTTTTTTATGTGAAAATATGTTGACAGAGATTTGACAGGAATTTTACACATAGTTACACCAAATGAAAACAACTATAAACATAAGCAAATTATAGAAATAAAATAAAAAAAAGTCGCTCAAACACTGATGAACACAGCATTTAAGCGACTTTTGTGGCGGAGAGAAAGGGATTCGAACCCTTGTCAGGGTATTAGCCTGAACACGATTTCCAATCGTATAGATTCGCCACCGTTAGTTACTTTGCGGGGTTTTGACAGAAATATGACAGGTTATTACTTATTTATGAACTTATTAAGCTTGTTTTTTGCACCGTTAATATGGCTATCCGATATATGTGTATATATGTCAGAAGTGACCGAAATTGAAGAATGGCCAAGTAACGTTTGCGCCGTTTTCATATCAATTTTTGCGTCGAATAAAATTGTCGCATAGGAATGCCGCAGCTGGTGAAGCGTCGTATTTAATCCTAGATTATCCCAACCACAACGTAATTCCTTTTGAGTAAGCAAATCATTTTCACCGTCAAAAACATATCCGTTCGACTTCTTAACTTTCTTCAATTCTTTTTTAAGACAAGTTAAAAGTGGTATTTGTCGCATACCCGCCGCGCTTTTCGTCTTGTTAATGATAATAGGCTTGTTGTGCTGAAACTGTACAATTTTGTCAATGGTGATTGTATTTGTACTAAAATCTATGTCAGACCATTTGACCGCCAATGCTTCCGAGCGACGGCAACCCGTGTATAGAATAAAATAAGCAAGTAAACCAAATTTACCGTCAATATGCTTCTTAATTGCGTCAATGTCAGAATCACACGGTAATTCCCGTTTTGCTTTTTTCAAATTTTTAGGCAACACAATTTCGGCAGCGGGGTTGTAATCAATATAACCTTGACCGACGGCATACTTGTAAATTTGATTTAGGACAATTAGTCTTAACTTTATGGTTTGCCGTGCTAAGTCGTTATTAGCTAAATACAGCATATAGGCGTGTATATTAGACGGCTGTATTTCGTTAAGACACTTATTGTCAAACCGTTCTTTAACGTCTTTAAGTGGTGCTTTGTAGCAATCATAGGTATAGTATGATATTTGGGTTTCACTGAACGCTTGCCATTCGTCGGCGACGTCTTTAAAAGGCATACCTTTTTGTTGCTCTATACTATATTCTGTAATCTGATTAAGCACATCGGACTTTGAATGCCCGTAAAAATATTTATATTTACCCGTTATTTTATTTAAAACTTGCTCTTGATATCGACCGTCTTTACGCTTTACCATATTTTTCAACTTCCCCCTTGTATTTTGTGGGGCGATTTGATACAATATAGCTTGCGAGTTATATCGTATCGGTTCGCCCGATATATGCCCTATTCCGTTACAGCGGGGTAGGGCATTTTATTTATGTTTTATTCAGCGACTGCTTTACTCTTACTTTTGCTTTTGCTGAAATCTTGAACAAAAATAGAAATTACAAAAACCAATGCGAAAATAATACAAATTACGCCCCAAACCATTAAATCCTTGAAAGTGCCTGTAGCTGTAACGCCTATTATTCCCGATAAGCCGTACAGTATAGCAGCTGCTATTGCGCCGCCTTTTGATTTACGTCCAGCAATTGCTACAATACCCGCCGCAATCAACAAGATCACTAAAAACATTCCAGTGCTGCCGCTTGTATCGCTTGTATTGTCGGTCAAGGCGTTGCCCAATCCCGCCGCACACGATTGAAACATAACCACCATTGATAATACAAGAGATACGATACCGATACTTAATTTTGCTACTTTCATAAAAAATCCCCCTTTTCATTTTGCTATTGACAAATTATTACAATAGCATATAATATTATTAAGGAAGATTCTGGAATGGATTTTCTCACCTTTGCCTACATGCTATTAATGGTAGCATGTAGGCTTTTTTTATTTTAATCAATTAGATGGAAACCAACACGCAAACTTTATTTGCTTCAATTTCGTTAATGGCAATACAATTATAATCGTAAAAGTGGTTTTTTCTAATATGGTTAAGTTCGTGCTGTAGTGTTTCTTTTTGTTTCTCTTCACATAATTGCAAGTTAATATAAACATCAAACGTGGCGTCGTCATTTGGGAGTGTTACACCGTCAATATAATACGGCAACGAAACGTATCTAATATAAATATCACACAAATTTGTTACACCTCTATTTTTTACGCAAGGCTTCAATGATTTTTACTGCCTGTTCAACATCTTCTTTGGTTGCGCTTTTTGATACTTTAAACAACATTCGCATTTCAGAACGGTTTTTCAATTCATCTAAATATTCTGTGAGTTCCTCATCATCATTGACGAGGGGCTTTTTTGTTCTGATTCGTCACGTAGATATTCAACAGTTACCTCAAAATAATCAGCTATTTTTAACAGTTTTTCATATTTTGGTATACATCTTCCCCTCTTCCAATCGCTTAGTGTAGACTGCGAAATGCCAGTTTCCGCAGAAATTCTATAAGGGGTTATATTGTTTTCTTTTAAAAGTTTACTAAAATTCTCATACATAATTTGTTCACCTTTCACAAATCGTTAAATACTAAGAATTTTCATAGTAAAACCTATTGACAGCTATGAAAAAGCGTAGTATAGTATGAGCATACCAAACAAAAGCGTAGTAAATAGTTTGGAATACTCTAGTTTTCAGATGTACTTTGACTAACAAACGTAGTATATCACAAAGCCGAAGTAAACACAACTATCACATTCGACAAATATCTTGGTAAAAGGAGGTAAATTAATGTCAAAATTTTACACTTGCAACGATGTAGCAAAAATGTTTTCCGTTAAATTGATTACTGTTTGGGATTGGATACGTAGCGGGAAATTAAAAGCGTATAAAATTGGGAAAATGTATCGTATAGACGAAAAGCAACTTAATGAGTTTATGAAGTCAAAAACCAAAACCACAAATACATAATATCAACAGCACAGTACCATTAATCGGACTTAGAAAGGAGCGGACAAGCATTGCGAGAAAAGGACGGATATCGCGACCAACTGCAAAGGATTATGGAAGCGTTTCCAAACCGAGAAACAATAACGCCATGTGAGGTTTCAAAGTGGCTACACAAAGACGTTCGCACCGTCAGGCGAATATTTACTTTCCGCGACGGTTACGGTATCAGCATTGTACAGTTAGCGCGTCAAATGATTAACTAAAAAGGAGTTGAAAACCATGTTTAAAAAAAGCGCGTTGACCGACGAGGACGTCGAAAAGGAAATTGAGCGGTTGAATTCGTCGTATGAAGTCGCCGTTGCTCGTAAAGAGCGCCGTATCCAATATAAGCGCAGACAGTATTTATATACATTGCGCAGTTTAGAAAAGCACGGCAAAGAACTAATTGAATCGGGATTATCAATTGAAATGCTCAATCAAATGTCTAACGAATTTGACGAAGAAATTTAAAAGAAAGGAGCAGATCAATGTCAATCACAGCATTTTTTCAACTTGTGTTTTTCGCTTTGTTTATTGCTTGCGTGTTGGGGCTGTTAGTCCAAGCAATAAAAACCGCCATTAAAGCGATAAAAAAAGCCGTTAAAAAATACAAACGAATGAAGCAACTGTATTATCAGCGCATACAACATAACCGTGGACAAACACTACAAACCATGTTTGGATTTGATTTTGTGGCAAAAAAATAAGACCCGCCGTACCGCAAATACGACGAGCCAAAACGCAGTAAAAAATTAATTTAATCAAAGTATAAGCGCTCTTGACTGATATGTCAAGAAAAACGGAAGGAAGTATCAAGTAATGGATAACAACCAATTAATCGTTGTTAAGCAGCTGCCGATAATTGAGCAACAGCTTTTAAGTGTTAAAGCAGAGGTAGAAGCAAAAGTCAGCACCGCATTGTCAATGGTATGCACAGAGGATACTGTGAAAACAATCAAAGAGGTGCGCGCAGTTTTAACAAAGGATTTTAACGCTTATGAGGAAGCCCGCAAAACCGTTAAAGCCCAAGTTTATGAGCCGTATGCCATTTTTGAAAAGGTGTACAAAGATTGTATTACCAACATATTCAAGCCCGCAGACACACAGTTGAAAGCCAAAATTGACGAGGTCGAAAATGAGTTGAAACGTCAAACCGAAGCCGAAATTGATACATATTTTATCGAATTGCTGCAAGCGTCAAATATTGATTTTGTGACATTTAAAAGCACTGGTATAAATATCACACTATCAGCAAGCAAATCAAGCCTTAAAAAGCAAGCCAAAGGGTTTGTTGACAAGATCGTTGACGAATTGGCGTTGATTGATACACAGGACAACAAAGCTGAAATTTTGGTGGAGTATAAAAAGTCGCTGAATGTCGCACAGGCAATAACTACTGTATCGGCAAGGCATAAGGCAATTGAGGACGAGCAGAAGCGCGTCGAGGAAGTCAAAGCCGCCGCAGACGCAAAAGCCGCACAAGCGCAGGCGGTTGAAAAGGCAATTAATGATGTTACACCGCCGCCGCTTAAAACGCCCACATGGTCGCCAATTATCGCACCAACGGTTGCGCCGATAGCCGACACCATATATTCCATGACAATCACTGTGCGCGCCGATATTGAAAAAATGAAAGCGTTTAAAAAATTCTTAATTGATGGGGGCTATGAATATGAGCAACACAAATAATAACGAGCAAAATCAAAACAACGGCAATAACGAATTAACCGTAAAATACATGATTGGCGATAATGAAATTAAATTAACGCCAAAAAGCGTGCAAGAATATATCGTCGGCAGTGACGCACAAATCACAATTCCTGAATTTAAGATGTTTACCGAGTTGTGCAAAGTGCGTAAATTAAACCCGTTTTTAAAAGAAGCGTATTGCATAAAATACGGAAATCAACCCGCAACAATAGTTGTTGGAAAAGACGTTATTGTTAAACGCGCTGTATTAAACCCACAATACGACGGTAAAGAAAGCGGTGTTATTGTTCAAGAAAAAGACGGGTCGTTTACCGAACGTCAAGGTTGCTTTGTTGCTCGTGCTGAAACACTTGTCGGCGGTTGGGCTAAAGTTTACCGCAAGGATAGGAGCAAACCCGAATATATGAGCGTTTCACTCGACGAAGTGCAAGGCAAAAAAAAGGACGGTTCTATCAATTCCACATGGGCTAATAAATCTGCAACAATGGTTGAAAAGGTTGCAAAGGTCAGGGCGTTGCGTGAAGCTTTTGTTGACGATCTGGGCGGCATGTATGTTGAGGACGAAATGACGCAGGACAGACCACAAGAGCCACAGCAAACGCCAGTTGTAGATATTGACTTTGATTACAATACACCGCAAGGAGAACCGACAGCACAAGAAGTTGATTTTGATGAAATTGAAATCTAACGTCGATTATAACATCATTTCGTCGGGTTCAATGGGAAATGCCACAATCATTGAAAAACACATCTTAATAGATTGTGGCATACCGTTCAAGACGCTTTCACCGTACTATAACGACATAAAACTAATATTGCTTACACATGAACATAGCGACCATTTCAACCCGTCAACAATACGCAGATTTGCCATTGAACGCCCGACGGTACGGTTTGCGTGCGGTGCATGGTTAGCTGAAAGGCTTATTAATAATGGTGTTAATAAACACAATATTGACATTATGAAGTTTGCAACGGTTTTCAGCTATGGAGATTTTAAAGTTATTCCCGTCAGGCTTATACATAACGTCCCCAATTTGGGGTATAAGATACAGTTTTGCGACGGGTGCAAAATGATATATGCCACAGATACAAACAGCTTACAGGGCATTAAAGCCCCAAATTACGACTTGTATTTACTTGAAGCTGATTACGAGGACGAAGAAATCCAAGAACGTATAAAAGCAAAGCAAGAGCGCGGCGAATATATCTATGAATACGACGTATTGAAAAATCATTTATCAAAAGCCAAATGCGACGAATTTTTATTAAATAACATAGGGAAAAACAGCGTATTTGAGTATATGCACCAACACGTAGAGAGGGGATAAAATGCCTAAATCAAAATCAATATTACAAGATAACAAAGAATGTTATCTATCTCATAAAAGCAATTGTCATTTGCACATACATCATATTTTCGGTGCAGCTAATCGCGACATCAGCGACCGCGAGGGATTTTGGGTGTATCTGATACCTGAATTGCATAACATGAGCGACGACGGCGTGCATTTTAACCACGAGTTGGATTTGAAACTAAAACGCGCGTGCCAAGCAAAATATGAAAGTATGGGACATGCCCGCGCCGACTTCATACAACTTATTGGTAGAAGTTATCTTTGAGGGTTTAAAAATGTTAGGATTTTTTAAATTTAACGACATAAAGCTTTCTATTGATGAAAACGGCAAAACAAACATAATTCTATCAGTCGCGCCCGAAAATAGCTTGCACGCAAAAGCCCTTGTAAAGCCATTAAAAGAGTTGTTGGCAAAAGGCAAGGAATTAACTGTCAAACTTGATAAAATGGCGCACAAGCGAACACTTGACCAAAACGCCTATATGTGGAAGCTAATAGATATATATGCTGATGTAATAAACGGCGGTAGGACCGGCGGCGTTATGCCCGAAGATATCTATGAACAAATGTTAGTGCAATATGGCGTAGTACATTATTTAGGCGTTGTAAATGAAGCAGTTGACGAGTTAAGGCAAGTATATAAAAAAGTAATTATAATCGACGATTGCACCCTTGAAACCGAGAGAGGGCGCACGGCGGGCAAACAGCTTAAATGTATTGTCGGTTCGTCATGCTTTGATACAAAACAAATGGCAAATTTAATTGACGGCTTGCTTGATGAATTATCCCAAATGGATATGAACGAAGAGCAAGCAGCGTCATACCAATATTACAGAGAAGAATGGAAAAACGAATAAAAAGGAAGTTGGTAAATATGAATAAAAAGCAATTTCAATTAGATATATGCAAGGCGTTACTTGATGGTAAAAAGACCGTTTCGGGCGGTAGAATTAGCGACACCGAATATGCGATTACTGCAAACGGTTATGATTGTGTCGTACTGTCTGAAAAAGAAATCATATTTGATGTATCAAAAATTAGACAAATTGATATGACCCAGATTTTTTCAGAAGCTGAAAACGGCAAAGAATTGGCGCCGACGGGTAAATTATTTAACGAAAGCGGATATTTGATGATTGAACTTTCAGCGGGCGGCTTACTTGTTTACGTTAATTCAGTAATTTATAACAAGTATAAAGGCAATAAAATGATTACACGTGCACCGCTTGGTCCAATTATTGTAAAAGACGGATTTGACCGATTAATTGGAGTGATAATGCCTATGAGAAAGGAAGGGTTGAAATCATGAACGTTGCTATTTTAATGGGAAGATTGACCGCGACGCCAGAATTGCGCCAAACAACAAGCGGTATTGCGGTTACGAGTTTCACTCTTGCAATCGACCGATATACAAAGGCGGGCGACGAAAAGAAAGCCGACTTTATTAATATTATTGCATGGCGTCAGACCGCCGAGTTTGTCGCAAATTATTTTAAAAAAGGTCAGCTTGTAGCGGTTGAGGGTTCAATCCAAACGCGCAAATATCAAGATAAAGAGGGTAACAATCGCATTGCGTTTGAAGTTGTGGCAAGCAACGTCCATTTCGCGGAAGCCAAAAGGGACAGCAACCCCAACGACGCAAATAAACCCGCAGAGCCGACGCGGTTTTCCGCAGACGACGATTTGCCGTTTTAAGGAGAAGTAAATGGAAAACAAAGATAAAATCATTTTAGATTTATGCGGCGGTACTGGTTCATGGAGCAAACCATATCAAGAAGCAGGGTATAACGTAAAAACAATTACTCTACCCGATTATGATGTCACAGATTACATTGTGACAGACTGGTCAAATATGGGTTGGAACTTTAAAACAATATCATTCAGAAACCAAAAAACCAATGAATTTAATCCTATTAGAATTGATTATATTTATGGGATATTAGCCGCCCCCCCGTGTACGGAATTTTCGGTGTTAAATGCAATAGCTGCCCCGAGAGAACGCAACCCGCAAGACGGAATGATTATTGTTAATGCTTGCAAAGCAATAATTGAGAAATGTAATCCTACATTTTGGGCTATGGAAAACCCAACGGGGTTTTTAAGGCAATATATAGGAAAACCAAAATTTACATTTCAGCCGTGGGAATTTGGGGACGCATGGACAAAGAAAACTGACATTTGGGGCAGCTTCAATATTCCTATTAAACAATTTATAAAATGGGACGACGTTCCAAAGCTACCTATTTACATTAGGCCAAATAGAGGTAAGCCGTCAATAGCTTATCTACATAAATCATCACAGAATTTAATCCCGCAATTGCAGGGGTTTAAGTGCAACACAGACGCGGATTTTAGAGCAATTACACCGCCAAGTTTTGCTAAAGCTTTTTATGAAGCTAATCAATGAAAGGGCGTAAATGATGATTAAAAAACAGGACTTAATAAAGCTTGAAAGCATTGTAAAATCTCTTTTAGAGGACAAGCCTATTACCCGAAACGATGATGGCATATTGTACGCCGAAGTAATCAGAACATATTACCCCGAATATGGCAACACACCGTTGTTTTTGGCATTATCACATCATAACGAATTTGATTTACCAAATTTGGAAAGCGTCAGCCGTTGCCGCCGCAAAATTCAAGCACAATGTCCCGAATTGGAAAGTGACAGGGCAAAATCAAACCGAGCAAAGCAAGCCCAAGAGTATATCGCATATGCAAAATCGTAAATCCGAAGCGAGCGAACAAGTCGCAGTTGTTGATTATTGCAAAATAAAACATATACCAATTTTCCATATACCCAACGAGGGCAAGAGAAGCGCCGCAACGGGCGCAAATTTAAAGCGGCAAGGATTAAGCGCGGGTGTACCTGATTTGTGTATACCCGCCCCACGTGGGCGCTTTCATGGACTGTTTATTGAAATGAAATATGGCAAGAACAAGCCCACAGCAGAACAGGACGAATGGCTAAGTCTTTTGTTTAAAAACGGCTACATGGTTAAAATTTGCTACAGCTTTGAAGAAGCAAAAACGGTTATTGATTGGTATTTCAAACTTTAACGAAAGGGACGGTAAAATTGGCAGAAGTTAAATGGATAAAAATTGTAACAGATATATTTGAAGACGAAAAAATAATTTTGATTGAAAGTATGCCCGATGCAGACAGCATATTGGCTATTTGGTTTAAATTATTATGTTTGGCAGGCAAAACAAATAATCATGGGATTATCATGTTGAGCAATAAAGTTGCATATACAGACGAAATGCTGTCAACTATATTTCGCCGCCCTCTTAATACAATCCGCCTTGCTTTGGCAGCGTTTGAACAATATGGAATGATTGAAATCGTTGACGGAGTAGTTACAATCACCAATTGGGAAAAGCACCAGAGTGAAGCAAAGCTTGAATCTATCAGGGAATATAACCGCCTTGCAAAACAAGCAGAGCGAAACAAGAAAAAGCAACTTATATGTCAAGGAAATGTCAATGACAATCAAGTCACAGATATAGATAAAGATATAGATAAAGATATAGATAAAGAGGTTATTATTAACGCGGACAAGCCCGCGAAGCCACAAAAGCACAAATACGGCGAATACAAAAATGTTTTGCTTACTGACGAGGAAATCCAAAAGTTAAAAGATAGATTTTCTACTGATTGGCAATCAAAAATTGAATGTCTTTCGTCGGGTATTGAGTTAAAGGGATACAAATATAAATCACATTATCTTGCAATCCTGAAATGGGCTGAAAACGATAAAAAGCAAAGCAAAGGTTCGGGCAATCCATTTTTAGATGCGTTAGGGGGCTAAATCTTGACAGAGGACGAAGCTATAAAAATTCTTGCAGTTTTAAAAGCCGCGTATCCTATGGCATATAAGGATTTAAATTCAAAATCAGCAGACGGTATCATAAAATTATGGCATTTACATTTTGCCGATATACCTTATGACATTGTCAGCGAAGCAATAAATACGATTATTAAAACTAATAAATTTTGTCCGACAATAGCAGAGGTAAACGACGCTATAGCGGGCATTGGGTCAGAAGCATATATGTATTACCTATGTTTAAAAAACATGGGAGAACTTCCAAACGAACATCATTTATACATATTATCGCATGTTGGTGAAAATAAAGATTTTTTTCGGCAGTTATACCTTGAAAGCAAATCCTTGATTAAGGGGGCAAACAATATTGACACTTGATAATTTAAAGCGTCCGCGATATTTGCAAATTGAAATACAACATTGTGAAGAAAAGATTGCAGAATTGCGGACGTTATCAGAAAAAACAACGCAAACCGTCAGCGATATGCCACACGCAAGCGGTACAAGCGACAAAGTCGGAACATTAGCTTGTATCATTGCAGATTATAGAAGTTTCTTAGAAAACGTAATTGCTAAGCGTCTTAAAGAACGCCACAACATACACAAATTGTTTCAAGGGATACCCGATCCGCAAACCCGCGACATATTTATATTGCGGTACATAGATTGCCTTGAATGGCAAGATATAGCCGCAAAAATTGGCGGTGGGAATACAGCGGGGAGCGTAATAATGCGGGCGCGTCGATACTTAGAAAGCGTTGACGAAAGCGAAATATACGATATTTGAGGTGAAAACGTGACAATTCAGCAAGAAATAGAAACAGCTCCGCTGAATGAAAACATTCAAAAAACACTATTGATTTCTAATCAAAAATTAAAAAGTGAATTAAATCCTGTATGCAGTATCAGTGGAGGAAGCGATAGTGATATTTATTTAGACGTTATTGAAAGAACAAAGCCTAACGATTTAAAAATTAAATATGTATTTTTTGATACCGGTCTTGAATATCAAGCCACTCACAAGCATTTAACATATTTAGAAAATAAATATAATATCAAAATTGATAGATATAAAGCCATTACCCCTATACCGACAAGTTGTAAAAAATATGGACAGCCATTCTTTTCTAAATATGTTAGTGATATGATTCACAGATTGCAAAAGCATAATTTTACTTTTACGGATGAACCATTTGAAACACTTTTAAAGAAATATCCAAAATGTAAATCTGCTTTACGATGGTGGTGCAACAAATACAAAAACAAAAAAGATGGCCGTAAGAGTAAATTTGGAATTAATAACATTAAGTTTTTGAAAGAATTTATGATTGAAAATCCTCCTGATTTTATGATTTCGTCAGAATGTTGTCACGGAGCTAAAAAAAAGACTTCATATGCTTACGATAAACAAAATAATCCATCAATTAAATTAAATGGAATAAGGAGAGCAGAGAGCGGCGCAAGGGCTACAGCTTATAAAAATTGTTTTACGCCTGAGTCCAAAAATAGTGTTGCGGAATATAGGCCTTTATTTTTCTGGTCGGATGATGATAAAAAAATATATAAAGATTGGTATAACATTTCTTATTCAAATTGCTACGAGATTTATGGATTGGAGCGTACGGGGTGCGCTGGATGCCCATTCGGAAGTAAATTTGAAAGCGAACTCAAAATTATTAAAAAATATGAGCCTAAATTATATTCCGCAACACAATCTATTTTTGGAAAATCATATGAGTACACAAGAAAATACAGACAATTTAAGCAAACTTTAAAAAACGCAAATCCAAATCAATTATTTTTAGAAAATACAAGAATTTAATTTAGGGCAATCGAATTAGCTACTCGATTGATGATAACCGGTTATCTCCGAAAAGGAGAAAGAATGTTAGAACTTAATAAATTTTACAATATGGACTGTATGGTGGGAATGAAAGAATTCCCTGATAATTATTTTGAACTAGCAATAGTAGACCCGCCATATGGAATAAATGCAAGTAAAATGACAATGGGAAGCGGAAATCACAAATTTACTAAAGATAAGTCGTGGGATGGAGAGCATTAAACCTTGTTATTAAAGCAAAACTGGAAGCCGTTGAATGCGGAATATCAGTTTTTGAAGATGAATTTATGGCAAGTATTGTTTTGCCAAGTGGCGATACGGTCGGGGATTTCATGAAACCGCAAATTGAGCAGGCATACATAAGCAGAACAATGCCGTCATTACTGCCAATGTTGGAAGGAAGGTGACAATTGATTATATGGGACTAACAGATAATCAAAAGAGATTAATACAATCAATCTCACAAAATGATATTATGTCAGCTAAAAAATGTGCAATTGCATGTCTGACAGAAGATACAACGTCAAAAAATCAGTATTTTTGCAGTAAATATAAATCAGTTTTAGAATCTACAGGCAGCAATATGATTGAGCTTCCGTGTGATTTAAAAAGTATTCTTTGCGTTGAAGATGTATCAACCTCATTCAAGGAAGGCAGATACTATTTTTCTGATAGAGAAAAAGAAACATACGAAAATATTATCCGAATGAAAAAGGTAAATGAAAAGCTTATGGAAATGGGAATACCGTATATTAATTCTACATTGCTTTTCGGAGAGAGTGGGACAGGTAAAACGACATTTGGAAGATATGTTGCATATAAAGCAGGACTTCCATTCTGTTATCTTAATTTTTCAAATTTGCTCGATTCGTATATGGGAAGTACATCAAAAAATATTAGTAAAGCTTTTTCTTACGCAATATCAAATCCATGTGTATTTATGCTTGATGAAATTGATTGTATTAGCATAAGACGGTCAGATACACAATCAAGTGGTGGAACAGGCGGAGAAATGGCCAGAATCACAATTTCGCTCATGCAGGAGTTTGATAAACTTACAAATGACATTGTTGTAATTGGAGCAACGAACCGAAAAGATAGAATTGATGAAGCACTTCTTAGAAGATTCTCGGTTCAACATGAAGTTAAAGTTCTAAACCATGAAGAAAAAACAGCAATGATTAATAAATATTTGCAAGACGTGAATATGAGTTTTTCAGAAGATGAAATTGAAAGTCTGATTCAAAAAAACAAAAATCAGTCAGCACTGTTGAATGATTTAATACGTATGATTTCTGCAAAATTGCAAATGAATCTATGTTATAAAAAGTAAAAAGTGGGTGTAGCAATGACCGTTAAATGTATTGATTGCGAATATTCAAAATTTAAAGCAGGGTTGGGCGCGGGGCTTGCAGAGTTAATCGGAGCTGCCCCGCACCCGTACCCGACGCATACTTGCACCAAATACGGCGTTACTCGTCAGCGTGACAAATATTATATGCGACCGTTGCCGCAATGCGTAGCAGATGGCGGCGGTAAGCGGAAAATTGAGGGGTTGCAGAAATGAAAGGAAGTAACATAATATGGGAATTCAAAATATAAGAAAGCCCCAAAAAGAACGCAAGCACAGGCAAAAAGCCTATCAATGCAACACGTGTCAAAACTTAGATGTTGACGATGTAAGCGACAAATTGTTTTGTCACTGTGGATTTTTCCCAAGGTGTGGAGATGCAGAGGGTTGTAAACAAGCATACATACCAATTGAGGGCAGGGGAAGGATTGGTGTACATAGATGACATGTAATTTTTGTGATGGCGAATGCGCTTGTCATCTATCACCGCCATGTAGCTTCTGTACGTCACATATAGAGTGTGAAATATGCGGACAATTAGTATGTGAGGACAAGGCTGTTGAACTATACAGCAATTTAGACAATTCAAGCATAATGGTTTGTCCTGATTGCGCGAAAGCGGGTGATTAATATTGATAAAATATTTTTGGATCAGAATATTTGATTATCAATACATAGAAACGGACGGGCCCAAAGATTGGCTTGCAGATGATAAAGGCACTATGCTTGACGAATATTACCTAAGTGGAGAAGAACTCACACGGGAGCAAGCGAAAAAACAAGTCGTTGAGCGGTCAAGTATTTCAATGTTTGCAAAGCCAAGGAAAAATAAAAGCGGTATATATGCAATTATCATTGATAGTGGAAAATCGTGGTATGACTATTTTTATACAGAACTTGCGCCAAACACAATATGTTTTAATTGCCACAGCCCAATACAGGGCAAAGCAAAAAACTTTCCATGTACAAACATTGGTTACTACAGTGACAAAGATATCGACAAAGAGGTTCACTTTTGCTCTTATGACTGCAAGTATGAAACGGTACAAAAGATAAACGGAAGTGAGGGCGAATGGCAGGAGCGAGAGGGATATAACAAAAACGGCGGTGTTTTCGGATATATTTATCATATCTATAATCGCAAAACAAACAAGCATTACATAGGGCAAACAAAATATATGCCGTTCTTCCGTTGGCAGGAACATGTTAAATCCGCTCTTAAAGGTGATATTTGCGATCTTGTGTTTGAAACGGTTTGCGAAGTCAGAAAAGAAAGCAACGACTATTTGAATAATATTGAATCATGGTGGATAAGAAAATATATTGACGATTACGGATCAGACAATGTTATGAACATAACCGTGCCGAAAATAACAATTGAAAGCCTTGCAGCTGCTTATGACCAAATTGTTTT